GCCTCATATCGGCAAACTCATCTAGCACGACAAAGTCTAGCGCCCTCCCTCTCAAGTTATCAGGCTTCTCTGCCCCTTTGAGAGATATGGTTGAGCCGTTGCGTAACAGTAGACTCAATGCGCTTTCATTCTTCTTGGTTATGTAGCCAGCGGGAAGTGCGTCGTTTAGCATATCCCAAGCTATTTCTTTTGCCGCCTTATAGGTTGGGGCAACATACCAGCAATTTCTATTCTTGCCGCCCAGCGCAGCCCTCAACAATTCATGCGTTGACAGAAACGTCTTACCAAAGCGTCTACCAGCAACCACCGCCCTAAAGCGTGACTCACTGAAGAATATGTCGTCTTGAGGCTTAGTTAGCCTCACTTGCTCGCTCAATGACGATAGGTGGTAGGTCTTGCGCCTCTGGCTCTACTTGATCTGTCTGCCCTAACCAGTTCTTGCCTAGCCAAACGAGCATGGTTGTATTGCCGTCCATTGCAGCAGTATATTGCTTGCGGCGTAAGCTCATTTTACCACTACTGGCCTTTTGTTTGAAATAATCCGAAAAACCCACCCCCAGTTCGCGTTTACAAGCAGCGTTTAATGTGTCGTAATCTACACCAAGAACAGCAGCTTGCTCCTCACCCGTGCAGTGAATAGCGCACATCTTGTCTACTTGATCCCAGTCTATTTCCGCCAATGGTCTAGCCACTTATTACTCCGCGCACTCTAAAACCCAACCTGCAAACTCACCAAATCTGAACACCTCATGGGAGCCTTCAAGGTTTCTTTCAATATAATCAATTGGTAAAGGCCGTTGCACACCAGCTAATGATAATTCTTTTGCTATTATTTCGTCCGCAGGACAGTTGGCCGCAACCTTTCCAGCTATAGCTACTCTGTGCAGTACCGTCGAGAGATAACCCTCACACATTTGCGTTTTATCAATAATTATTAAGCAGCCGCCCTTTTTTATCTTTTTTTGCAGTTCTTTCAGCAGCGATAATCTTTGCTCTGTTGATAAAAACATAAGCACTAAAAAACAGACTGCAACGTCACAATCCTCATAATCAAAGGTAACTGCATCCGCAACCTCTAGCCTTGAATTACCCCTATACAGCTCTGCCATTTGCTCGCTGTTATCTATCGGCACATACCTAGCTTTGCGTTTTTGTATCAGATCCCCTAAGGCGCATTCTAAGTTACCTGTGGACGCGCCTATGTCATACATTAGGCCGTTTTCAGGCAAATAGTGCCTAACTATATGAGCGACCAATCCCGTGGCTATTTCATACCAAGGAAGCTGCTCTCGCACATGATAATCAAACTTGTCCGCTACCTCTTTATTTTGAAAGGTCCAATCTCTAGGTATTTCCATTGATTACTCCAATTTCCTGTAAGTTTTTTGCTACCGCCTTCATCATTAGTGGCGCAACCATCCTGCCAAGTCTCTCCACTTTCTGTTTGTACGTGCCGGTTAAAACGTAATCATCTGGCACTGACATTATTCTTTTAACTTCAGCAACAGAAAAAGCTCTGTTTTCCCAGTGGCATGGGTTCGCAGCACCCACAGTGCCGGTAGTTGCGGTTATACACGGGCTACACTTATAAGGCGAAGCCTTAAAAAGGCTAAATCTTTTTTTATCTTGCTCGCCTTTTTTTAACTTTCTAAGCCTCTGATATACAGCGTACCCTGACATGTCAGTTTCTAGCTTGTCTTGCTCACTTAAAACCAAGCCATCAAAAGCATCTTTCAGCAGCATTATTTTTGAATTTGCTTTTGGGTGAGTTCTTCCTACATAATCGCCTTGCCATACATCATTTCTGATACCTACAAAAATAGTTCTTGTTCTGGACTGTGGCACGCCTAGATATTTAGCATCCAATACTTTACAGCTTACCTTATAGCCACAACCACTTAATCCGCGCAATATTTCGTTCAAATAACCTTTAGCAACACCTTTAGCTAAACCAGAAACATTTTCCGCGATGAACACCCTTGGCTTAATGCCTCGCAAAAGTCTTATGTACTCAAAAAAAAGGTCTTCTACATTTTCTTGGGCTGAGTCGCTATATTTTTTTGTTTTGCCCCAACCTTTATCTCTTTTGCCCATAGTAGAAAAAGCCGAGCAAGGTGGTGAGCCGTCAAATATGTCTAGCTCACCCTCTCTTATATCGCAAATGCTCAAAATATCTTGAGCAGTTATATCCCGCACATCATTTGAAAGCACCTTAGTGGTAGGCCAGTTTGCTTTATAGGTATTAACGGCCTCTGGAATAAACTCGTTTATTGCTAAAACTTTGCCGCCAGCCATTCTGTAGCCTATAGAACTTCCGCCTCCTCCAGCAAACGTACTAACAACTGTAAACTTGTGATTGCCGTTTTCAGTGCTTTCTCTTAACTCGCTAATTCTAGGCAAGCTGTACATCAATCGAACTCAAATCCGCATTTAGGGCATTCGTGCTTTAACGCAACCTCGGATACCTCTTTGAATTCTAATTCTTCGCCTTTTTGTTTAGAGTCAATTCCCAAAATGTCCTGTAACTCTTGCGGCTCGAAACCAGTTAAATCTAAATCTAGGTCAAACTCTTTCAACCTATCAATTTCAATTTCCAATAACTCATAATCCCAAGCTGAATTTTCTGTCAATTTGTTATCAGCAATGATGTAAGCCTTGCGCTGTGCCTCACTTAACCCTTCAAGCAATATAGTGGGCACCGTGTTCATTCCGAGCTTTTGCGCTGCGGCTAACCTGCCGTGACCAGCAATGATGCTATTATGCTCATCTATTAGAATCGGGTTGTTAAAACCAAACTCTTGAATGCTTGCCGCTACCTGCGCCACCTGTTGCTCGCTGTGAGTACGCGGGTTGTTTGCGTAGGGAATTAGATCTGTAGTTGCTACATAAGCGACTTCTAGGGTCATTTGCCTGCCTTATTGCTTGCACCAAAATAGAATGATACTACCGCTGATACCACCCCACCGAGATAGCCAAGCACCAAGTTAATAACTGCTTCTGAGTTCTGATCGGGCGGCTGTACCGTAACCAAAGTCACGTATCCCCCAAAGAATACAAAAGCCATGACAGCCAATACCTTTGGCGTGTAGTCGGTTTCGTGCGCTTTCCTAGCGTCTTGAATGTCGGCAGTCTCCAACTCAAATATGTCTACTTCAAGTTCAGCCAAGCGGGTTTTATAGTCTAGGTCAGCTTTTTTGATTTCAGCCAATTGCTCTGGCGATGCCTCGCTAAGTGCGCGTTGTACTGCCTGTGGTTCTGCGGCTACGCCTAACGCTTGCGCCAGAATCTTTCCTGCCCCACCACCTACTGGGCCGCCAATAGCTGCGCCGATTGTTGGAGCAACTGCGCCCACTAATCCTTTGATTGCTGCCCATTTCATAGCTCTGCCCTCACGCCCTGTATTTTAAGATCAAATGACTTTCCTGCCTGAACAAAGAACTCCGCTGTCGTGACTCTACTGTCATAGACCGCTGGCTCTAGCGCGTCTGAGTTAAACCTACTGCCAAGACCGATACAGCCCTGCACGTCGTGTGGAAAATTAGCAACATGAAACAAAATAAACGTGCGGTCTGGCACATCGAGAATTTGCACAACGTCTTGGAATCTAGTGCCGCTGAAAGGCTCGCACTTGTACTCACCCTCTGGAATGCAACTAACGTTCGACGCGTTGTTTTTCCAAGGCCGCTCTATCGTGTAGCAAGACCAGTCCCCAACCCATACTTTGCCAAGGGTGCCGCTGTCAAGATAAGCAAAACGCTCTAAATAGACCATTTACTGTCCTTGTTATTTCAATTTGCCTGTGATAACCCCTATTTTACCCTGAAAACCGCGTTTATTTGCAAGTTTTATTGATATTTAGCCTTAAATGCTTTTACTTATTAAAACTTTTCTTTATAATGACTACCATCAACAACGAAAAGGAACGAACAAATGTCTACTAGAGCAACCTATCAAATTAGAAGCGGCTTCAGCACAGCAACCGTTTACATTCACCACGATGGCTACCCTTCTGGAGCAGCTGATTACTTTATGAAAGCAGAATTTTTACAAGAAAAGACTGGCCGCAACTTCTTAAACTGCTTTCTTTGGGCAAACGAGCGTGCGGAAATAACCGAAAGCCACGAGGTTCACGGTGATACCGAATTCCGATACAACCTGTATCAAACAAACAATGTTTGGCGTATTGAAGTATTAAAAAGACCTAACTATCTAAGTGACCAGTTTGAAGTGTTGTTTACCGGCAAACTTGATGAATTTTATTTCAACTATATGCCAGACGCCCCCCTTGTAATGGATTCGGGAGTAAAGTGGTGAAACTACGCTACCCCCTCGCCCTATTTGTACTTGTTGCCCTTGGCCTGGCTGGTCAGGGTGACTTTGAAGAAGAACAAGCCGAAGCAGCTCGATATGCAGAAAGAGTATGCACTGGCGCCCACGGCGACTACCTCAGCCTTTCCCCTGACTGCTAACCAGCCAGACGTTTTTCTCCTCCTCATCCTCTGGCTTTTCTGCCGGAGGGTTTGGGTCATCATCAAACCCATACAATTCGCTGATGATCACAGTCACTTGGGTGTTCGGCTCCATGTCTTCAATTATTACGGTAGGCAATTTCTCTATCCTCCATGAACCTCTCACGCTCTAGCAAGTTGTTGATTTCTTGCTGCGCCTGCTCCAGCACTTTAACGTCCCGCGTTATCTGCCATTCAGTAAGCAATGTAACCACGTTACCAGCTAAGTACCCCAGTCGGTTGGCGAGAATGTAATCAACCGGCTTAATCTCTTTCATCATTCTTCAACCTTCCATATCTGCCCGCGCCACTCATATTCACCGGCATGGTGTACTTTTACAAATTCTGGTGACAAAAGAAAACCATCTTTGATCGTCAAGACTACAAAACCGCTGACCCAGTTCTTTGGCCCATCTTCTGCGTAGTCGAACGTCGGCTGGTGAGGGTTCGCCATTGTCCCGCATTGAACCCCATATCGGTGACCAGTGTAATCACTCCAGCTATAGACTTGCTGCGCGTGTGTGTGGCCTGTGACGATGTGAGTGCCTGCTTTCATCGTGTTATTGTATGCAGCATGAACGCCCCCCGCGATTCTATGCTTTATAACAATAGGGCGCTCTGCCCCGGTTACCCACAACGACATTCCAAACGTCCATTCCTTGAAATGGTCTTTCAGGTCGAAACCTACCACCCCGCCAAATTGGTTTGCATTGTTTGCTAAATATGAGTTGAAGCGCTGATCATGGTTCCCGATAAGCCAGTACCTGTCACTCTTGGGGCTGGCCTTCTGTATCTCTTGCAGCCGCTTCTGGGCTGTGGATAACTCTTGCTCAACACTGGGCCGGTCTTCCCAATCATTCATTGGGTGCCTGCCAATACTGCTGCCGTCTATTAAATCGCCGTCTAAAACAATAACCTTCGGCTTTAGCTTTTTGGCTATTTGAACGAAGGCAAGATGGGCAGTTGTTACCGTGTTGGGTTCATAATGACAATCTGAACCGACCATTATCACGCCGTCAGTCACTTCTAAGTTACGCCTGAACGATTCTCTGGGCCTGTTTCTGTAGTCTAGGTGCGCTGGGACGTGCAGTATAGTTCCCAGAAGATTCTCTACCCGCTTACGCTTCAAGTGGACGTTGCGAATATCAACGCTGTACTTTCGAGCCATTTCGGCTGGCCCCAAAGCCTCAAACTCTCTAGCGAATTCTTCAGGATCAACCGGGGTCTTTGACTGACTCATACTTGCCTCGTCTTGCGTAGCTGTTGCAAAAGTGGGCAAATACTAACGCTTTAACGCCCTCTTCTCTAGCCTCTTTCGGTTCACGCTCCCAGACATCCTTTATTGCTGCGTCAGCGGCTTTTACCATATCAGCGGCTATATCTCTCGGCGGCCTCATTTCAATCTGCCTCGCTCACCCAGTCTGCGCTCGTGCGACTTTATTTGTTCTGACCAATCGGCAATCATTTCTCGGTAGTCGGCTGCGTAGAATTTCACCGGGTCATTCTTGGTTGCCAGCATATGCTCCACCTGATCCTTCCCAACCCAGTCAATCATCCACAAGGTATACTGTGCCTCTGCGCTCCCATGCTTCATGGAAAAGCCGTTGCAGCCCTTGCACTGTGGATTGACATTGCTTTCTTCTAGCGCCCACCTGCTTGATGAACCCTTCGGGATGAAATGCCCACCGTCCATGTTTTTATAGTGATCTAGCTTTCCACAACTCACGCACTTGCAGTAGCCCCATTCATCGGCTGCGCTGATTCGTGACAGCTTTTGCAGAGTCTTGAGTGCTTTGGCCCTCAACGTCTCAGCCATTACACCACTCTCCGCAGGTTAGCTTGTTTTGTTCTCTCAGCATCAAATGCTAGTTGACCCAGCATAATCTGCTTCTTGAATTTCTCCGCTTTAAGGTTCGCTAGCTGCACCACTTTGTAATATCCAGCCCAATCTGGACTTGATCTGGTTTCTGTTTGCGCTTTCGCAGCACTACTGCCTGCATCCATGTGAGCCTTCTGCATGGCAGCCTCAAAAGATTTGAAGGTTGTCTCTGCCTCGATTGCCTCAACGCTCGCCCCCTCCCATTCATTAATTCTTTGGCTTAGTCTTTCAAGAATTCTGTCTAGCTTGTCTTCCATTTATTTTTCCCATGTCGTGACATTTAGTGGGTTAGGTGGCCCACTAGCATATTCAGTCTTATCAACAGTCTGTATTTCCACCCCACCATTTCCAAGCTGGCCCAAACTTCGCCCACCTACCTATCTAAAAAAAGAGAGGGAGGATTTATGCCACCATTAACGGGTGTTCCGTTTCGCGCCCCACTAATGCGCGCAGATTTCTGTCAAATTGTCTTTTGGTCGTTCTGCTCAACGGTTCAACCAACCGCACCATTTCTGGCCTTTGCTGTTTTTCTAAACAGAGCAAAAACTTTTTACCACAACTGAGCGTCGATTCAGTCTATGGATATCCACTTTATACGCGCCATTCACTTAAAAATACATCTGGGCGAACATCATGAGGCTCAACCTCACCCTTGGTTAACTTACAAACGTCTGTAACGTAGTGCGCTGGCACCC